GGCGTTAAAGAAGGCGCTGGTGCAACACCCAGCTCTGCTACGTTCTTTCCAGCTATGGTCGCTGCTAAGAAGATGGAGAAGAAGATTAAGGATCAGTTGGAAGAATCCAACGCAAGCAAGCACCTCCGCAGTACATCATTTGAAATGGCTCTGTTTGGAACAGGTATTATGAAAGGTCCGTTTGCCACGGATAAAGAATACCCCAACTGGACAGACGAAGGTGACTATGATCCAATCTACAAGCTTGTTCCACAAGTAAGCCATGTATCAATCTGGGATTTTTATCCAGATCCAGATGCCACACGCGTCGATGATGCTCAGTATGTATTCGAAAGACATAGACTTAATCGTACACAACTGCGTGCCCTCAAGAAACGCCCACATTTTCGTGAAGACGCTATCGAAGAATGCATTGATATGGGTGAAAACTTCTCCCGTGAGTATTGGGAAGATACACTTAAAGACTATCAGCAGTATACCGATATAGACCGTTTTGAAGTTCTGGAGTACTGGGGCATCATTGATGTAGGCGATCTTGAAGAAGGTGGCATGGATATACCACCTGAGCTTGAGGGTTTGGAAGAAGTCCATGCCAATGCTTGGATATGTAACAATAAGCTTATCAGACTTGTCTTAAATCCATTCAAGCCAATGCGTATTCCGTACATGGCTGTACCATATGAGCATAATCCCTACAGCTTCTTCGGCGTTGGTTTGGCGGAGAACATGGAAGATACACAGGTTCTCATGAATGGTTTCATGCGTATGGCAGTGGATAACGCTGTACTATCTGGCAACCTTCTTATCGAGATTGACGAGACAAACCTAGTTCCTGGTCAGGATATGTCTATATATCCTGGCAAAGTATTCCGCAGGCAATCAGGCGCACCTGGGCAGGCTATCTTTGGAACTAAGTTTCCTAATGTAGCTGGTGAAAACCTACAGTTGTTTGATAAGGCAAGACAGCTTGCAGATGAGTCAACAGGACTACCTTCTTTTGCTCATGGACAAACAGGTGTCACAGGCGTAGGCAGAACTGCTTCTGGTATTAGCATGTTAATGAACGCTGCTAGTGGTGGTATTAAGACAGTCATTAAGAACATCGATGATTATCTACTTAGACCATTAGGTGAAGGTCTGTTTCAGTTTAATATGCAGTTTGATTTTGACAATGAGATCAAAGGTGATCTTGAGGTTAAGGCTCGCGGAACTGAAAGCTTGATGGCTAACGAAGTTCGAAGTCAGCGTTTGATGCAGTTCTTGCAGATTACAAGCAATCCAATGCTAGCCCCCTTCTCTAAGACATCTTACATCATTCGTGAGATAGCTAAGTCACTTGAGCTAGATCCAGAAAAAGTAACGAACAACATGGAAGAGGCGCAGCGTCAAGCTGCACTAATTGCTCAAGCTGGCGGTATGCAAGCTCAGGCAGAGGCTGTTGGAGAGCAGCAACAAGGCGCACCAGCAGGTGCTAACCCGTTAGACCCAACAGGAGCTGGGGGCGGTACTATAGGTACTGGCGTAGCCCCAGGCCCAAATGAACCAGGATTCTCAGGTAATGGACCACAAAATACTCAGCAGCCTCAAGCCAATGGTCAACAACAACCGCCAATGGCAATCGTTCAATAACTATATCGATGAGCTTATAGACATGCATCATCGGACTATGGAACAGCAAGATAATACTACCCTGCTCTATCGTACGCAGGGATCAATACTCGCATTGAAGCGTCTAAAAATGCTACGGGAAGAGGTTAATGTAGATGGTGGATTATAACAACAGCGGTCTTATGGACGAAGGTGGTACAGTTGATCCTGTATCTGGTAATGAAGTACCGCCCGGCGCACTTCAAGAAGAAGTAAGAGATGACGTTGAGGCTCGACTCAGTGAAGGTGAATTTGTTTTTCCAGCTGATGTAGTCAGATATATTGGCCTTGAAAAGCTCATGAAGATGCGTCAGGTAGCCAAGCAAGGCCTGTCTCAGATGGAAGACATGGGACAAATGGGCAATGCTGAACAGGCTATTGTTCCTGACACTATATCACCAGAATATTTTGATGTACCCGATGACATGGATTTACCCGAAGATGTTATGGAAATGGCAGAGGGTGGGTCTGTTGAAAAGCGTTACAAGTCATTCAAAGATCTAAGTGGCTATGAAGGTGGCGATACTGATCCAGACAATACTGGTTATGAGATTGTCACGTATATTAATGCCAATGGTCGTAAGATTTTTGTTGTAGAAGTTAATGGTGTTCCACAGAGCAACGTACCTGAAGGCTATATTAGATCTGGGGAAGAAGCCGCAGAAGAACCCGTGGACGAAGAAACCCCACAAGAAGAAAAAGCACCTGCCCCAACAGCACAGTCTCAGCCAGAGCAAACTTCTGGAGATCAGGATGAAGACCCTGCTACAGACGGCGGTAGTGGCGGCT